ACCTCCGGTGCCTTTGGAGGGGCCGCCACGGCCCGCTCAGTTGCCAAGCCTAGGGCTACCGCCTCTTTGGCGTTGGCAGGGTTGTGGAGGAAATTTAAGAATTCCCCGGGATCGTTTTTAAAGCGATCCCTGATTTTTGCCGGCTGACGCTCGAAAGCGGTCTTGCCGTTTGCGACGATAATCATCGCGGTATTGAAGTCCGGCGGAGGAACGTAGTCCTCGCCAGTGAAGGTGTTTGGATCGGGCATCACGAATTGTTCGCCCTGTTTCGCGTAGCGTCGGATGATATTCCGAATATCGCACTCGCTTTTATGCGACTGCTCTGTGACGGGCTCCCCGTCTTTTGGTTTACAGGAGATTGATAGGCGCATTGACCCATCTTTCCGTTTTGTTTTTGTTATGTGTTTTTCGTTCGATGGAGTTGCGCTCATTTTTTGTTCCTGTCTAAGTAAGAGTGACGTTGAGGAGACCCGGGTTGGCCAGGATACCCTGGCTGATTTGGTCGTTGGTATTTATAGTCCAACGACCGTCGGACAGCGCTCACAGGGTTGAGCGTGTCCATGAGAGTCGTGCCGACATTGCCGGCCCGACGTAAGAAGTTATCGAAACCTTGATACCAAGCGTCCCAGCCGCTTTGTCCGGTTTCGGTTTTTGCCGCCGCTGCCACGGCGGGCATTTGAGTGGCAAGCACTTGATTAGTTAGGCGCTGGCCTTTGGCCGACGCCTGATTTTTATCCGCCTCAGTGATTTTGGACGCCGTTGTTGCGTTATCTACGGCTATAGAGGCATCCGCTTGTTGCATTTGTTTTCTGAAGGTTTGCTGTGCGATTGCCGAATTTGCCGTTTGAGAGAGGGCGTCCCCGAGGCGGTGAGGTGAAGTTGAGGGCATAGAGCCCGCTGAGGCGCCCACGGCTGAACCGGAAGCGCCACTAGGAGTTGAGGCTCCGCCGTTAACCGAAAGAATCGGGTTAAGACCGGCTCGCCTGAGATCCTCCATTTCGCGCTGATGCGCGGTATTAGACATGGAGGTTTGGTATTCCCGCTGAACTGCCGCTTCGCGGGAATTGAATTGAGATTGCTCGCGAGCGAAGTCGCGATTGATAGCATTTTGTGAGACCGCGAGATCTCTCGACTCGCGGTTATTGTCGCCAGTTTGAATGGCGTTGACGACCGCTCCGACGCCGGGGACTACCGCCCCTACAGCGTCTGCCGCGTCCGTGAAGAAATCCCCCATTACAAACCTCCCGGTTTGAATTGGCCCCCTTTAGGGGGCCCGAAAATTTTTTTCAAAATTTTCATAAGACCCCGAGACGGGGTGCAGAGTGCGCCGGAATAGGTCGCACGTGATTGATTCTTAAAAAAGAATCAAACAAGAAGTGCGGCTCGCTCGGAACCGCAATGGTCCGATCGATTGGAGGGTTATCCTCGATAAAACTCGAACCCAACGTGGGCGCCGAATCGAAATCGATTGCGTAATGCCACACGTCCAGAGAGCCCGAGACGTTAGAGCGGAAGAGCCCGGTAATGGTGGAGAAGGCTTGCTTATACTCCGCAAAGCGCTCTTGGTAACCCCACACGGTTTCAGCACCTCCGGAGTCGAAGGCATTTTGATAGATTTCGGTGAGCATCACCGCCTGCTCCCCGAGGTTTGCGAACGGAGGGAAGTATTCCTCGTCGCGTGAACGTATTTGATACCAACGCTGCATAGCGTTTTGGTAATTAAGGTCCGCTCTGACGGACATGAGACCGAGTACGATACCGTGCTCGGTGAAAGAACGGGTGAACCCGTGATTACGAACGTTGGCTATACCAACGCCGGCGAGATTCCCCTGGGGGGTTCCCGTAGCGCCGGTGTTATTCGTTTGGGTAGTCGGCGTGATATTCACGCGAGTTGAGCCGCCGCCGAGAAATTCGGGGCGTTGAAGTCGAGCGTCGGGGCTTGTTACCCCGAACTGATATTTATTTTGCTCGATGTAGCGAGAGCCGCCTCGCATTTGACGCTCATAGAATACCTGCATGGCTTCCGCCATGCGGAGAGCGTTCATTGTGCCGTCGGTATTTTCCGTCATATCGACGTGTATCGCAGGATAGCCCGTAGTGCCTTTCGTGCCAGTGGCACCCTGCTCAACGAAGAACCGATAATCCGTAGTGGAATTATCGATAATTGCCGACGACGCGTAAGAGGCAGAGGTCCCATCGGATTCCCTTGGTGTAACCGCGCCAGTTAAATAGTTCGCGGTGTTTTTCCCGATGCCATGCACGGGAAGATAATCGGACCCCGGGATTAATACCGTGGGTCCTTTTTGCGGCGTCAGTTGACAGGACGTGAAGTAGTCCTTGCGCTTTCCGCGCCGGAGAAGAACGTAGTCGGTCAGTGTGTCGGGTCCGTCGTCCATATCGACGACAGCCGACGTTTGAAGGTTTTCGTCCCGAAACCATTTATTCCAAATTAAGTTGTAAGATCTCCCGATGTCATTGCGCCAATTGATGTTCTCGACCCCTGGAATAATATCCAGGTAGTCGAAGAGAGACATCACGGCGATACCGCCACCGCCATCCGGCGTGCCGATTTGAGGAATCAAGTAATCGATTGAATCGGTCGGGTTGTCCTGTTCGCCCATATACCGCTGGAAATTTGTCCACGTAAGGCGACGAGGTACGAAGAACCAGAAGGTTTCGAGATAGAGATTGTCCATCGTGGGTTTAATAGGCGTCGCTAAGCGCGCCATTCCCTCGAAGTCCAAGTTAAGAGTATCCCCGGGGATCATTTGATCGCAGAAGATCGGGATAAGCCAGCCGGCGTCGAACGTAGTTTTGACGCCTTTAGAACGGTCGAAAGACGACCGGGGGTGCGACACCGAAGGCGTCTGATTGAAGTATTTTGTCTGAGATTGCGCGCTCATTTTTTTTCCTTTTTAAGCTGGGCCCCCCGCAGGGGGCCCAGACCTAGGTTTTGCGTATGATTACTTCGCTTCTAAATATTCCACAGCCAAACCCACCTGAATAGGGGCCATTAATGACGTCATAAGACCTTTTTCATTATCGTACTCGCCGATTTCGAAAAGGGAATAGTCCGTAGGATGTTTATTAGGAGCCGTTCCTTCCGTATTTACGTCTTCAGCGAAGCTTCGCTGAGCGGTAGCTTTATTGTGAGTGTGGAACGGTTGAGAGAAGAGATTCGACTTTGCGTCGAAAATTGAGAACGATTTAAGCTTCATAGATCCTTCTTTGAGTTTTTTGCTTTATAGAGAGAACTTCCTCGCGCACACGAAGTCGCTCGTACGTATTGTTTTCGGCGAATTCCTCGCCGTTGACCTGTCTACGAGCCCGAACCCGGGCCCACAAAGTGGGGTCATTTTTTTCTAACCACCGATCGTAGGCACGTGGGGGTTTCACCCGCTTGCCATCGACATGGAAGAAATCTTGCGGATAGACGTCCGACTTAAATTTTTCGAGCCAGGAGATGCCAATCCCCTGGGACATGAGGGCCCTTTCGGGCTCGGCATCGTGAATCTCGCCGGTTATAGGGTGCTCCATTTGGTAATGAAGCTGAGAGTCCTTTCCGAGAACTTTTTTCAAGATATATCGTGCCACATACGCGGCACTTGCGAAGGTGAGAGCGCCGATGACGGCGCGCCCGTTCTTCCAGATTGACTGGAGGGTCGGAGAGATGTAAAGGCTTTCGCCGTTTTGGGTTTTCCATAGTTCTTTATCATCGAACTCCAGGTTGAAGAGACAAGTATGGAAGTGAGGCCGGAGAGACGTCTCTCCGTATTCCCCGCACGAATAATATCGAATGGTGCGGGGTGCGAAATATTTTCGCAAGCTTTTCATGAAAAGCTGGTGATCACGGAACTGTAACGTTCCGTGCAAAGGGAGATGCTCACGGTCATAGGTGAGCGTGAGGAAGCTATTAGCTTCCCACATAGATTGCTCGTGGTGGATACGCGTAGCCCACGCGAGCGTTTTTCCAACGCGACAGCCGTCGCATTGGCCGCAGGCGATTTTATACGCCAAGTCTTCATAGCCTTGATGCGGGTTCCAGGTTGCGCTACGCTTGCCGGAAGGGTTTACCTCATAGCTGGGGTAAACCGTTTGAGGGTAGAAACAGCTCATTGTTTCTGCCCTTTTTTATAGACGAATGCCGCCGCGTGTAAACACGGTGCGGACATTCTTAGGATGCGTCCCTTTAGCGGTACGCTTGAAAAGTTTCTTACTCTTCGTATTACTCATTCGTCGTCTTTTCATTGTTTCCTCCAATTTCATTGTCGGTTTTTGCGGGGGTTTTACAACCCCCTTTTTGAGGTGACATTTTAAGTGGTGTCACCTGTACCAGTATAATCAAGGGATTTACTGGTCACTGCCGCCCTCCGGTTGGCCCCCATCACCTTTCGGCGATGGGGTTTTTTTCGGAGCCTTAAGCTCCTTGGAAGGCACCTCCGGTGCCTTTGGAGGGGCCGCCACGGCCCGCTCAGTTGCCAAGCCTAGGGCTACCGCCTCTTTGGCGTTGGCAGGGTTGTGGAGGAAATTTAAGAATTCCCCGGGATCGTTTTTAA